GAGAGAAGGTATTGCAAAAGAATGTGCTAGATTTGTTCTTCCACTAGCAACACCAACACGAATTTATATGTCGGGTAGTGTTCGTTCTTGGGTACATTATATTGATCTCCGTTCTGGACACGGAACACAAAAAGAACATATGGATATTGCAAATGCTTGCAAGGAAATTTTCAAAGAGCAATTCCCAACCGTGTCGGAGGCACTTGAGTGGTGAAATATTTTCCAATCACAATACTGGATGATTTTTATGAAAATCCAGATGAAATTTTAAAACTAGCAAAAGAAGTTGATTATCAGAGAGAAGGAGAAAACACATATCCAGGTTGTGTATCTAATTTAACTATTGATAAAATAAATTATGATTTATTTTTCTATACTATGAAAAAAATTATTAGTATGTATTGGGAAGGTGAATGTAATGAAAACTTTGAAGTGACTATGCAATTTCAAAAAATTGAACCACACGAAGATAAATTATTGAATAAGGGCATTATTCATCATGATTTTATTGAGAATGAAGTTTTTTCTGGAGTTATATATTTGAATGATAATTCAGTTGATTCTGGCACATCTTTTTACGAATTAAAGGATAATCATAAAAATTATAATAAAACAGATGAATTTCATAGGCATTTACAAGTTACTAAACAATATCATTCTGGAAGAGAACATCATAATATAAAAAGCATACTAAGGAAACATAGAAATAAATTTCAAGAATTGATGAAAGTTCAAAGTAAAAAAAATAGAATGGTGCTTTACTCATCTGGAGATTGGCATTCACAAACGACTTATGGACAGAATACAAGATATACCATAAGGTATTTTTGTAGATCAAAATCAGATGGTAAAAGTTTCCCTATTTGTAGGGTCTAAATAGTACACATAACTTTATAATTATATGGCAACCTATCCTGTAGTAAATACAAAAACTGGTGAACAAAAAGAAGTCATAATGAGTGTCACAGAATGGGATCAGTGGAAATTAGATAATCCTGATTGGTCGAGGGACTATTCTGATCCCTCTACAATGCCAGGTGTTGGTGAAGTTGGAGAGTGGAAAGATAAGTTAAGAAAGACAAAACCAGGTTGGAATGATGTTCTTAAAAAAGCGTCACAATCACCAGGTTCTAGAGTAAAAACACTAAGTTAAATGCCAAGAAAAAAGAAAACTAATGGGGATCAACCCATAGGTATCGGTCTAACTACAAAACAAATGAAAAGGAAAAAACCGATTGGAAACACTTACCTTCTTGATATTGAACCTATCACAGATAATCAAAAGAAACTTTTTGATTCATATGCTCAAGATAAACATCTTGTTACATATGGCACAGCGGGAACAGGTAAAACATTTATTTCCTTATATAACGCTCTTTCTGATGTCTTAGATGAAACAACACCTTATGAAAGAATATATCTTGTCCGTTCTTTAGTATCTACTCGTGAAATAGGATTTTTACCAGGTGATCATGAAGATAAAGCAGATATTTACCAGATACCATATAAAAATATGGTAAAATATATGTTTCAAATGCCAACTGATGCTGACTTTGAAATGTTGTATGGTAATTTGAAAGCACAAGAAACAATTAAATTCTGGAGCACATCCTTTATAAGAGGTACAACTTTAGATAACGCAATCGTAATTGTAGATGAATTTCAGAATCTAAATTTTCATGAACTAGATTCAATTATTACTCGTGTTGGTGAGAACAGTCGAATAATTTTTTGTGGTGATGCAAGTCAAACTGATTTAGTCAAAACAAATTACAGGAATGTCATAAATGATTTTCTCAACATATTGCGTAAAATGCCATCCTTTGATATAATAGAGTTTGGTATCAATGATATAGTTCGTTCTGGACTTGTCAAAGAATATATTATTGCAAAACTCGATACTGGTCTTTAATGTTTAATCATGTTGATATTGATCTTCCTAAATTAGAAAGGGAAACGATAGATGGTGTAAGATACTATTCTGTCCCTGATGAAGATGAATTAATTAAATTAGTTTCGATTACATCTATTACAAGTCATTATAATAAAGAAATTTTTATTAACTGGCGAAAGAAAGTAGGTGATGAAGAAGCAAATCGTATTACTAAAGCAGCAACCACCCGTGGTACTGACTTTCACACTTTAACTGAACATCATTTATTGAATGATGAGAAACTTCCAAAAGTTCCTCCGATTTCTAATTTTCTGTTTAGTGTAGCGAAGGAAAAAATTGGTTATATAAATAATATTTACGCTTTAGAGGGTTCTCTCTACAGTAAGCAACTAGGAATTGCTGGCACCGTTGACTGCGTTGCTGAGTATGAGGGAGAGTTGGCGATAATAGATTTTAAAACTTCAAAGAAACCTAAACCAAAAGACTGGATTGAACATTACTTTGTCCAGTGTATGGCATACGGTTGTATGTTATATGAATTAACAGGTATCGCTGTTAAAAAATTAGTAATTATTATGTCCTGTGAAAATGGAGAATGCATCGTCTATGAAGAGTACAACAAAGCAAAGTATATCAAACTCCTCGGAGAATACATTAACAAATTTGTTCAAGATAAACTGGAACTCTATGGAACCTAGTAAAGAATTAGAACAGGCAATCGAGAATAAATTCTTGACACCCTCTAAATTTGCACAAGAGATTGAAAAGATTGTTGCAGAAGAACAAGACTTCAATTATATTGATGCAATCTGCTACTATTGCGAAACTAACAATATTGAGGTAGAATCAGTATCGAAGTTAATATCTAAACCTTTGAAAGAAAGATTAAAATGGGATGCAACTCGTCTTAACTTTATGAAACCTACATCAAGAGCTAAATTGCCTTTATAATGAAAAAATCAGAATTAATTCATTGGAGATTGCAGGCAATGCTTCGTGAGCATACTTTCCGTGATTTACAGTACTTAGGTGTCAGACCTGATAGTATTGGTATGGATCAACATTGGTATATGATAGGTGAACATGAAGTCCCTGTCGATTCAATTACAGAATTAGAAAGTGAAGAAACTGACGATGAAAGTGACACCCTTTGAAACCTACCAGACATATCTTTCAATCAAAAATCATTTTTCCAGTTCAAAGTATGATTACTTTAAATATGGAGGAAGATCAAGGGCAAAGGTAACTGCCTTTAATAAAAGGAAAGATAAGTATTGGTTTGAAAAAACATCAAGAAAATATGCTGACAAGAACATTGTTGATTTTCTTGTATCTAACTTTGTGACTGCAAATAATCCATCAAGTTTATGGATTGGTGAGATTATTAATTCTGGTGAGAGAACTTACTCAGAATGGTCACGCAAACAACAAAGTTTGAGTTACATATTCAAAGAACAGATCACACAACTGTTTGATGAATACACTCTTGATGAGTTATTTGATTGTACAAATGGTCATCCTCCAATACTCAAAGAGTACTTGGGTGAGCATATTGATCTTGAAACAGTTGTTATACTTGAAAAGGTATTTGGATTCTGTAGTCAATTTGACAAAAAACTTACTGATCCTGTGTGGGAAACCGTAAGTATGAAGATTAGAAAGTATGCTCCTTTCATAAATATAGATGTGTTACAATATAAAAAAGTTCTAAGAGAAACAGTAAATGGGTAAGTTTTTTGAGTCCGAATTGGTTCGTGAAGATTTGAATGAAATAAATCAACTTCAACAAGAGATCTATTCGAGTACGATGAATTTTCCTAACATGACTCGTGAGAACCAGTTGGAGCACGTTGATAAATTGACAATATTACTCGAAAAACAAAGAATCATGTATGCGAGATTATCCTTATCTGATGATCCCGAAGCAAGAGATCTTTTAAATACACTTAAATCTTCCATAGCATTGATGGGTTTTCCACCAACTATGGATATGAATACATTTTTCGATAATATTTCAAAGACAGTTCAAACTCTTAGACTGTCTATTGACAATTAATATGAATCTGTTATAATATCTAAGTAAATCTACCAAAATCTAATTAAATCCGAGGTAATCCAAATGTCTTTTGCTAATTTAAAAAAGCAATCTAAATTAGGTTCTTTAACTGCAAAGTTAGTTAAGGAAGTTGAGAAGATGAACAATAACGGTGCTTCTGGAGATGATCGTCTCTGGAAACTCGATGTAGACAAAAGTGGTAACGGTTATGCTGTTATTCGTTTTCTACCTGCACCTGAGAATGAAGATCTTCCGTTCGTTAAATTATATTCACATGCGTTTCAAGGCTCAGGTGGATGGTATATTGAGAACAGTTTGACCACATTAGGTCAGAAAGATCCAGTATCAGAATATAATTCCCAGTTGTGGAATAATGGAACTGATGCCGGTAAGGAAATGGCAAGAAAGCAGAAACGCAAATTGACCTATATTTCCAACATCTATGTTGTGAAAGACCCTGCAAATCCTGAGAACGAAGGTAAGACTTTCTTATACAAGTATGGAAAGAAAATCTTTGACAAACTTACTGCAGCAATGCAACCTGAGTTTGAGGATGAAGAAGCAATCGATCCATTCGATTTCTGGCAAGGTGCTAACTTCAAGTTAAAGGCAAAGAACGTTGCAGGATACAGAAACTATGATAGTTCTGAATTTGCAGCACCAAGTCCTTTACTTGATGATGATGATGCAATGGAATCACTCTGGAAGAAACAGTTCTCACTTGCTGAGATTGTTGCACCAGACCAGTTCAAAACCTATGATGAGTTAAGAACTCGTCTTGACTATGTTCTTGGAAACAAGAAGTCCGCTGCACCACAGTTTGAAGAAGAGGATATTGATCGTGGAGAAGCAGAAGAATTAGTAACTGCTGCTGTATCAAAACCAACTCCTGCAGTAGCAGAAGAAGAGGACGATGCACTATCCTACTTTGCGAAACTCGCAGAAGAATAATAAGACAGGGGGTTAACTACCCCCTTTTTTTATGGAAGTGTTATATTTAAATTTTCTGCTTGTATGGTTCGACCATCAATAAACTCTGATGACTCATCATAAGTCATAATCTCTCTCATGTCATTTAAAAACTCTTGTAAATATTCCTCTCGTAAAACAAATATACTTCTCTTTTCTTCATTCAATCGTGTTTCATACTCAAAA